GTAGGCCGGGCCGAATACCGGCGCGTCGGCCTCGGCCGCCAGGGCGACCCGCCGGGTGGCGCAGTTCCACGGATGGGAGCGCAGCACGGCGTCGCGGATGGCCGGGAATTGCAGCGTCGCCAGCCGCGCCGCCTTGGTGTTCTGCGACAGATCGACGATCGCTTTCTGGCCGAGGCGGAACAGGCCGAGATTGACGATGCCGGCGATCGACGTCATGGCGGCACCCGGTCAGACGCGCGGGAACGGCGCCGACAGCAGCCGCAGACGGATCTTGTCCAACGCGGCGATCACCTGGTCGCGGTCCATCGCGTCCTCGTAGGTCAGTTCGACTTCCGGGGTGATGGCGCCGCCGGCGGCGATGGCGATTTCGCCCGGCTCGTCGCCGCGGTCGTAGGCCAATGCGGTGGTGGTCATGGTTTAGCTCCTTTCGATCGCGCGCTCGGCGTGTCGGTAATCAGCGATCGGCGTGTCGGCGATCGGCGATCAGCGTGTTTCTGCGGAACGCTGAAAGCTGATCGCCGACCGCCTGCCATCAGGCGCCGCTGAAATACAGATCCACCACCAGCCGGCCCGACGCCGGCAGGGCGGCGGTGGCGATGGTGATGAAGATCTCCTCCGCGGCGGCCAGCTCGGCGCCGTCGCCGAGCGCCGCGTTGACGCCGAACAGGGTCGGCGTGGAAACGGCGGTGAAGACGGCCGCGGCGCGGTACTTGCCGGTCGCGCCGGTGATGCCGACGGCGATGGTGGCGGCGCCCAGGGTGACGCTGGAATTCAGCACCCCGTAGGCGAACGCCTGGCCCTTGGGCACCGAGGCGATCACGATGGTGTCGGTGGTGGCCTGGGAGGCCAGGTCGATGGTGGCCTGCTCGCGGCGCATCCGGCCGCCGACCGCCGATCCCTTGGCCTTGCGGGCCGGGGTGGCGTTGAGGACCGGGTCCAACTCGTTGCTGTAGAAAACAGTCATGGCGGTGTTCCTTGCTTGCTGTCGGTGCGGGCGGGGCTGTCACCGCGACAGGCGGTCGCCGATCGCGGTGACGCCTCGGCCGGGCGGCGGATCAGATCAGGCTGAGGATGCGGCCGACCTTGCCCTCCTCGATGCGGGTGGCGCCGAAGGTGCCCTTGACGTAGGGCTGCACGGCATAGCTCTTGTCGTCGCGCTCGGAGATCCGGGTGGTGATGTCGTTCCAGACCCCCAGATGCATGCCCGACTTGGCCCAGAACAAATTCTTGCGGTATCCCGAGCCGTCGACCCCGAGGCGTTCGGTGTGGATGAAGTTGAAGCCCATGAACGACGTGATCCTGCCGTCGACCAGCACCGGCTTGGTGTTGTAGTCCAGGCTGGTGGCCTGGGTTTCCGACAGCATGTCGTCATGCTGCACGGCGTCGATCAGCACGTACAGCATGTCGCTGTCGATATCGACCTCGTTGGCCATCAGCAGGCGTTTCGCCAGCCGCAGCTTGGCGATGTTGAAGCCGGTGGCGGCGCCGGCGCCGACGGTGACCGCGACCTGCATGTTGGTGTCGAACACGGTGCTGGTGGTGCCGTCCTCGCCGGTCTTGGCGGTGCCGTCGCCCGCCGCGATGATCTCGTCGTCGATCGACCGGCCGAGCGCCATGGCGCCGTTGATGGCATAGGCGCTGGTCGGGTCGATCAGGGTCCGCAGCTTGTCCTGGTCGTCGATCAGGTCGGCCCATTCGTAGTCGGTCGGATGGACCCAGCGGGCGTCGTGCGGGGTTTCGATCAGCGGCGTATCGGTATGCCGGCCGGTTTTCTTCTTGGCGACCACCGGGCCGATCTGCTCGACCGCCTTGGCGGCCTTGCCGAAATAGCTGTCGGACATCACGGCGCCGCGCAGCTTGCTGCCGCGCTGCTGCAGCAGCAGCTCGACGTTGGATTTGTACTGTTGCACCATCGCAACGGTGATTTCATTGCTCATCTGAGCCCTCCAAAATCGGGTTGAGTGATTTCGGAAGGACACCCCGGCACGCCGGACCCGATCCTGGCGGTTTCACGCCCGCTACGGCGGCGGCCTTTGGCCGCGGTCACCGGACCCTGTTGCCAGGACAACCCGGATTTGGTCGTCAGCTATCAGCTATCAGCGATCAGCTATCGGCTATCAGCTGTCAGTTGATCGACCGCTGACAGCGGATCGCTGATCGCTGATAGCTGATCGCTGATAGCTGATAGCTGACGACTGATCGCTTTCTTGCATCGTCGGCCTATCCTTCCGGGTATGCCTGTTTGAACAGCCGGTCGCGCAGTTCGATCGCCGCGGCGTGGCCGGGATGCGCCTTGTCCATGATCGCGTCCTGGTGCGCCTTGTCGCCTTTCAGCCGCTCGATCTCGGCCGTGGCCGAGGCCGGCGTCCCGCCGCCGCCGCCGCCGCCGCCGAACAGCTTGCCGTCGCCGGCGACCGCCTCGCCGATGGTGATCAGGCGCTCCATGAAGGTCGCGCTGCCCTTCAGCCCGGCCGATTTCAGCGCCGCGGCCAGGTTCGCGTCGCCGCCGGTCAGATAGGTCTCGGCGCGGCGGGTCATTTCCTCCTTGACCGTCCACTGGTCGCCGAACCTGGCCGCCAGTTCGGCGCTGCATCTGGCCGCCGCGGCGTCGATCTCCTTGGCGAACGCATCCCTGCCGGCGTCGCCGGCGCCGTAATGCGCCTCGCGCAGCTGGGCGAATTGGCGCTTGTCGAGGCCCATCGCATGGGCCAGCTCGGCGATCGCGGTATCGCTGCCCTCGTCGCTGCCCTCGCGCGCCGCCGGCTCGTAGCCGGCGGCGGTCTCGGGCCGGCCGGCGCGGGCGCGGAACTGTTGCCAATCCTCGGGCGTCGCGTTCTCGCCGGGGATAAACACCATGCGGTCGCGCGGCCCGCCCACCATCTTCTGGGTTTCGTCAAAGGCCAGCACCGACGCCTCGGCGGTCTTGAAATCGTTGCGCTTGACGACGTCCAGCGCAGCTTCGCTGAAACCGGCGGTCCAGTCGCCGCCGGCGCCGGCGGCGCCCGCCGCGCCGGTATCGGTTCCGGCCGCGGCGCCGGCGCCGGTATCGGTTCCGGCCACGGCGCCGGCGCCGGCGCCGTCATCCGGCGCCCGCAGCGCCGCGCTACCCGATGTCCACCGTTGTATCGTCATCGATCGAAAGCCCATCGGTTTCCCCTATGTCATGAGTTAATACCGCATTTTCGTCGAGACGCAAGGCCGACAGGATGCCCAGCACGGCCAGCCGCCGGCCGTCCTTGACCAGCGAGGCGTGCGGGTCGGGCGTCCCGGCCGACCGGTCGAGGATGCCGTTGACCTGCATCAGGTGCAGCAGCACCCGGCGGCCGTGCGGCGACGAGAAGGTGCGCCGATAGTCGCCCTGGCGCTGGCGCCGGCCCCACAGGGCGCGGGCCGCCCTGGCGGTCCGCGCCGCCCTGTCGGCGATGCCGCTCATCGGATCGGCAGCGCCTGGTTGCCGCCGGCCGCCGCCGCCGCCTGGGCGATGTCCTTGACCGCGCCGGCCTGGCTGGCCTGCACCGCGGCCGCCTCCTCGGCCGCCGCCGCGTCGGCCCTGGCCTGGCGGGCGGCGGCGAACCGGTCGGATGAATTCAGCATCTCGGCCGGCAGCCCCTGGGCGGTGGCGGTGCTGCGCACGATGCGCTCGCCGTCGAGGATGTCGCCGATGCCGGGATCGTACACCGCGACCCGGTCGACGGTGTCCAGCACCCGGTCGGTGTTCTCGACGATAAGGCGCTTCTGGGCGGTGCCGATCGGGCCGATGAAATCGGCCTGGATGTCGCCGCCGGCCAGCAGGCCGGGCGGCGGCAGCGGCAGCAGCCCGTCGGTCCCGGCGGCCCAGGCCGCCTGGCTCATGCGGATGGCGATCGCCAGCAGCCGCTCGACCAGCGGCGCCGCGAACTCCATCCGCGAGCGGCCGACCAGCGGCCCGGCCTGGCGGAACTGCTCGTCGCGGCGCTGCAGGGTCTCGGTCGCCGTCATGCGGTCCTGCAACGGGGTGACCAGCAGATCCATCAGGAAGGCGCGGTCGATGATGTCGACCTCCAGCCCCATCATGTCGATGCCGAGATCCGGCCGGCCGCCGGTCTGGATCGGCGTGATGCGGTCGTTCGGCGACAGTCCGGCGCGGAATTCGTTGATCGCGTTGGCGTTCATCACCACCGGGTCCATGAACCCGTCATCGGGCATCTGCAACGGCGGGTCGACCATCTTCTGGGCGGCGCGCACGGTGGTTTTCTTCTCGGTGTTGAGCAGCTTGATCGCCGGCATCACGTCGATCGCCGGCGAGCGGCCGTAGCGTTCCCCCGGCATCTTGCGCCAGCGCGGCGTCATGAAGGGGAATTCCGGGAACCCGCCGTCGCGCAGCACGGTCTTGCTCTCCAGCTCCATATAGACCGAGGCGTAGGGCAGCCGGCCGGCCGGGCCGGCCGGCGGCGCCGGGTCCTGGGCGCGCGGGAACACCGCGTGGAGGAACTGGAACGGCTTGTTGTGGCTGGCCGGGGCGTCGGCCGCCGCGAGCAGGGTTTCCGGCAGCGCGTCGCGGCCGAAGAAATCGATCGCCTGCCAGGGCCGCAGCCGGTAGTGCCGGTACAGCGCCACCACCCGGCCCTCGGCGTCGGTGTCGAGATAGCATTCGCTGAGATGCAGGGTCTGGAACACGCTGTCCAGCCAGATGGTCTCCGGCACGAACATGATGGCGGTGCCGAAGCCGAGCAGGTCGAGGTACAGCTCGTCGGCGGCCGCCTGGAAGCCGGATTGCGGCTTGGTCAGCAGGGTCCACAGCGTTTCGGTGGCGGCCTGCAGCCACAGCACGGTGTCGCGGTCGGCGGCGCCGCCGGGCGCCGCGCGATCCTCCAGCTTGAGCCGGAACCACAGCAGTTCCTGGCCGGTCAACAGGCTGCCGATCGCCGCCGCGGAGCGGTTGCAGCGGTCGCCGGCGGTGGCGTCGATCACCTTGGCGCCGCGCTGCCGGCCGGGGTTGCCGCCGGTCGCGCCGAGGCCGTGGGCCATGAACTCGCCGCGCTGCGGCAGGACGTATTCGCCGACATCCTCGAACAGCCGGTCCCAATCGCTGCGCTCGGGCACCAGGCCGTCGAAGCGCCGCTTGATGGTGTCGACCCGGTTCATGGCCGACCCCCGATACGCGGCCCCAGGACGGGACGGCGCACCGTCTCGGCGCCGCCCTGGCGGTCGGCCTGGCGGTCGGCCGGGTCGGCGCCGGCCAGCACCCGCATGGTCTCGCCGTCCAGATGGTCGATGCCGGCCAAACCGGACAGCGCGCCGCGCTCAGCCCCGCCGCGCCGGGCTGTGGCGGCGCGGGCCGCCTGGTTTCGATCACGCTCGATCCGCGGCATGGTCATCTCCTGTGCATCAGCCGGCCGAGATTGCGGTGGAACCGCACCGGCTTGGCGGTCACCGCCGGCGCCGCCGTCTGGGTCTTGCCGGCGAACGAACCATAGGGCCGGGTCATATAACCGCTTTGGCCGAGCCGTGTCTTCCTGTTCGCGCCGATCGCCATGTCAGGACATCGTGAAAGTGTCGCCGGCGACCGGCGCGGTGGTCAGCTCGGTGGCCGCGAACAGCAGCGTGTTGCTGGCCGCCGTGCAGCCGTCGACCGCGACCGCCTGGCGGCGCAACGCCGCCGTCGTGGTGTCGTCGTCGAAGGTGATGATCCGGCCCTTGAACTGGTCGTCGACGGTGACCGCGAGATCGCTGACCATGGCGGTGGCGGTCGGGGTGCCCGAGGCGGTGCCGGCGGCGCAGTTGTCGAGGTTCTGGTCGAGCTGGGCGATGGCCGCCGCATCCAGCGTGCGGGCCTCCATCTCGGCAACGGTCGGCCCGTCGTAATCCGCCAGGGCGGTATCGACCTCGGCGTTGACCTCGGCGGCGGATAGATCGTTGAGGGCGGCGATCAGGCCCGGCATATCGTCGGTCTGCAATTCGGTGGTGTCGGCCAGCACGTCGATCAGGTTCTGGGTATTGTCGTCATAGGTGATCGTGGCGCCGCCGGTGTTCGTCACCTTGAAGTTTCCCCGAACCGAGACGGCCCCGGAGGACGACGCGGCGACGATCAGCTGCCCGTCGCCTTCCAGGCTCATCAGATCGGTGCCGGTGGCGTCCTTGTTGTCGATCTGGACGCCGCCGGAATAGCGCCGCATGGACAGGTTGGTATTGCCGACCGCCGGGCCGAAATCGACCGTCGGGGTGCCCGCTCCCGCAACGCCGGAATAGCAGTCATGCCAATAGTAATCGGCCGCGGCGCTGAGGGTGATCGTGCTGGTGAACCGGCAGAAGCCCAATCGATTGGCGGCGAACGTCACGGCGCCGATCTCGCAGCGCATGAAATGCGGATTTGCCCCGGTTCCGATCCCGGACACCAGCGCGCCCTCGAAATACGACCCGGCGATGTTCTGGCCGCCCAGGGCCAGGGTCCACTCCTCGCCGGTAAAGACCTGGTTGGTCTGGGCTGCCGCAAAGGTGATCGTGGAGCCGGGCGCGACCTTGAACTGGGAAATCCCCAGCGAGGCCGCGATGGTGTTGGCGTCGGCGATGTTGTCGACCGGGTTGGCGTCGACGCCGTTCTCGAAATCGGTGGTGCCGGCCACCCCGTTGACGGTGTCGATGTAGATGAACCCGCCGGAATAGCTGCCGGCTTCCTGGAACTGGCGCACCCGGCGCCCGGCCGAGGAGGGGATGTTGTGGGTGGCCCCCGACAGGACGCGATCCCAGACCGCCTTGGCGATCTCGACCATGCCGAGCGCCGACTGGCTGATGGCGTCCAGCCCGGTGGCGGCCAGCGAGAACCCGGTCCTGGTGGTCAGCGTCGTCACCGTGTCGGCGAGCTGGATATCGGTCTCCGACAGGTCGACCGCCGTTGCCTGGCCTTCCACGTTGGCCCAGTCGACGCCGGCGGCGCCGCCGGCGCTGACATCCAGGGTGCGGCCGGCCTCCGTCGATTGCAGCGGCCCGGCGGCGGCGGCGGCGTACATGGCGTCGTAGGCGGCCTCCTCGATCACCTGGGCGCGGACATGGACCGGCAGGCACACCGAGGCGTCCTGCACCACGAACACGATTTCGCCGACCGTGTTGGTGTCGGTGGTCGAGGCGGTGTAGTCGTACCAGCCGTCGGACCCGGTGACCGCCGCGAAGGCGCCGGCCATGGCGGCGGTGGCGGCGCCATTGGCCTTCAGCACCTCGGCCTGGTCGGCGGCGCCCAGCGTGATGCCGGTTTCCGGCGTGACCGCGTCGGTGGCGTCGACGAACGGACCCATGCGGATGTCGATCGCGGTGGATTGGCGCAATATCAGCATGGTCAGGCCGCCATCTGTTGCCGGTGGTGGTGCGCCCGCGGCGCGATCGACCCGCCGGCCGCAGCGATCTCGAACGCGCCGATCGAGGGCGTCGTCGCGTGCCGTGTCGTGCCCGCTATGTCCGTGGTGTAGTCGCCCCGGCTGTCGGCCTTGGACCCGGACAGGTCGGCGCCGGCAGCATCGGCATCGCCGGAGGCCACGACGGTGAAGTCGCCATTCGCCGCATCGGTCCAGACGTTGGCGATGGATTTGTTCTGGAGCTTATTCGTGATGACATCTTCGACATCGGCGTCACGGCTGTCTTGAGAACTGTCCGAGGTAATATTGCTGTCGCAAACGTAGTCGGTCTTGGTTTCGCCTGTGTTTAAGGCCCAGTCATCGTATGTAGATGCCGTGTCCATCATCGCAGAATTGCGAATATTGATAAATGCAGAAGATGTAGTGCCTGCCAGCCTAACCTCTATCGCACCGCTTTCGGTCTCTCCAGCAGTGCCACAGCCATAAATACTGACGAAGTCCGCATTGATCGTAGCAGTTACGCTTGATCCTGAATTTGTATTCTGAAGCTGAATGCCTGCACGCGGCCAGCCGTAGATGAGACAGTCGAGCAGGGTCACATCGGCATCGATGTTGTTGCCGAGGTACACGCCGTCCATGTCGGCATTGGTCAGGGCCGTGTGAATGAGCAACTTCTCTAAAAGAATATCCGTCACGCCGTCGGAAAGTCTTATGGCCTCGTCGCTGGAACCTGGACCGGCGCCGCTCCGAGTGACCTCCAAATCCTTGATGTGGACGAAGTTACTGCTGATCAGGATGGCCGACGTGGCGGCGCTCGTGTTATCGACCCGCGCGCCGGCCCCCGCCACGCCCAGGCCCCTGACACCGGACGCGACCTCCAGCCTGACGTGGTTGGTTATGTCCGGGGTTCCGGTGCCCCCTGCAAACGTTATCGTCTCGTCGAAGTTGGCGTTGTCCTGAATGATCCCGACCCAGGGGCTTGAGTCGACATCGGTGTCGTTCTCCCACGCCTGGATAACGGTATAGGCTTCACCTGCCCCGATCTTGCTGGTCGTCATTGATCGCGCAGACCGGTGCCGACATCAGTCGCATTCTTGACGACGGTCTTCTGGTCGCCCCTCAGGGCCTTGAGTTCGCTAGTGATCGCCGGAGACAGCAAGACGCGACGGCGGCCGATCACCTTGCGTTCGTTTTTGCCGGTGACGGGGTGGATGTCATCCACGACAAGCTGGTCCAGAAGGTATTGGACGGCTGCCGGCTCCACTCCAGGCAATTGCACAACTCGATGATTGGTCAGGTCGCCTTTACCCCAGACGTGGCCGTCGTCCTTGATGGCCGTGACGTAGCCGTCGAACCGTTCCATCGGATTGAGGGCATCCCTGTCGCCGCCGGTCCACACAAGAAGCTCGGCCATCCTACCGGACTCCGTTAATCAAGGCCCGCGACGCCCTCTGGACCTGAGCCGCCCCGGTCACGGACCGGGCTTCGTCCATCAGGGCTTCGGCGGCGGGCGCATCCAAGGCGTGATAAAGCTTGCCGAGACGCTGCTTTCTGTGCTCGGTGCCGGCGCCCAACACTTCGCAGGGCATCGGCCTAGCCGTCGAGCTGTTCGGCCAGGGCGGCGATGGAGCCGGCGATGCGCCTGATGTCGGCCGCCCGGGCGTCGAGCGCGGCCGAGCGGGTGTCGGCCGCGGTCGCGCGCCCCTGCAGCTCGGTATCCCAGTCGCCGAGCCGGCGGCCGCGATCCGCCTGGGCGGTGGCGGTGCGGGCCTGATCGTCGCGCTGGTCATCCAGCGTGGCGGCCCTGGCGGCCAGATCGTTGGCGGTCGCCTGGTTGGCCGCCTCGGCGTCGATCACGGCGGTCTCGCGCTCGGTCGCATCGGTCTCGCGCCTCTGCACCGCCTCGACATCGCGGCGATACTCGGTCCGGGCGGCCTCCAGCGCGGCCAGGTCGGTGTTGTGCCGGTCGATCGCCGCCTTGAGCTTGCGCCACTCCTCGGCCAGGCCCTTGATGTCGGTGATTTCCGACAGCGCCGCGACGGTGCTGTCGATGCCCTCGGCATGGCCGCCGCTGGTCCTCATGGCGCGATCACCCCGTATCTGAGGCCGCTGTTGAGCGGCACCCCGCGGAACAGCACCGCGCCGGCGCCGTAATACATGTTGGCGGTGGTGGCGGTCGGGTTGGCGCCGACGGTCATATGGGCGGCGGCGCGGAACGAGATTTCCACGAAGGCGGTCTTGGCGTTCAGCACGGCCCCCTGGGCCGCGACGCCGATCGCCACCCGGTATTCGGCCAGCGGCGGGTCCTCGCCGGCGGCGACCAGATGGCCGCCGGCGTCGCGCGCCTGGCGGGCGTATTCGGCGAAATGCACATGCGTCATGTCAGACCCCCAGCAGGCGGCGTTTACGGGTCGGCGGCACCACGCCGATGACCGGCGCCCGGCGCGCCGCGCGGGCCTCCAGCCCGGCCGCGGCGCCGGCGGGGGCGGCCGGCGCGGGCGCCGCCCCGGCCGGCCCGGCAAGGCGTGGCCCCAGGACGCCGAAGGTGTCTTCCGGCCGCTCGCCGTTATCGCGGCCGCCGGTCGGACCGCGCCGCCGGCCGGACGCTTCCGGCAGGACGCCGCGGCCCTGCAGCTCCAGCACCCCGGCCATCGCCAGACCGACCGGCGGCGCCACCACCAACAGGACGCCGGCGATGGCCTGGCCGACCAGCCTTTGCTGCCGCCGGCTCTCCTCGCGGTCAGGGGGCAGCGCCCGGCGGTTGTCGAGATCGGGTATGAAGCCCGAGCGGATGCTGTTGACGTTGTTGCGCGGCCCTGCGCCGATGTCCGGCTCCGGCTTGCGGCGGTCGCGCTCGACGACGTCGCGGGGCGGCATCTAGGCTTTCCCGGCCTTGCGCCCCCGCTTGGGCGGCGGCGGCGGATCGCCGCGGCGCGGCTCCGGCGCCGGGCCGGTCGCGGTCTCGGCGGTCGGTGACAGCGGCGACTTCTCGGCCGGATGGTCGACCGCCGCCGCCGGCGCCGGGTCTTTGCCGCCCGGCCCGGCGGCCAGCGGCAGCGGCTCGGACGGCTCCTCGGGCGGCTCGTCGGGCTTGGGCGCCGGCGCGCCGGCCGGCTCGCCGGGCGGGTCGTCGTCCGGGCCGCCCGGCGGCCACTCGGCCGGTGACGTCGCCGCGGCATTCCCCGACACCGGCAGCCCGGCGGCGGCCCGTTGCGCCGCCTCGGCCTCCCCTTCCTCTCGCTGCGCGACGGCCTCGGCCGCGTCGGCGGCGGCCCTGAGGTCGTCGGCGGCCGCCCTGGCGGCGTCGGCCTCGGCCTGCTCCCGCGCCGCCGCCTCGGCCTTGGCGCGGGCCGCCTCGTGGCGGCTGAGGAAGGCGCCGCGGACCGCGGTGGCGCCGCGCTTGCCGAGGCCGTGGCAATGCTCGATCTGCCCGAAGCGCTCGCAGGCCACCGGCTGCACATGCACGAACCAGCCGGCCGGCGGGTCGCCCATCTCGGTGAAGGCGGCGGCCGGCGCCAGCATCGAGACGAACACCATGTCGCCGGGGACGTCGACAGGGGTCTCGGCGGGTGTGGCGGCGGGGTTGGGATCGACCATCGCAAGGCCCTTTCGCTGGCGGCGCGGTAGGGGCCGATGGTTATGCCGGGATGTGCGCCACGTCAAGGCCCGCGTTCGCCGCCCGGCGGTCCGGCGGCGGCCGGTGAGTACCCGCGAACCGGCAAAAGACCGCCGGCGCGCGGGGCTGCGGCCGGCGGAGATACAACAGGGAGGCATCAACGTTTCCATAGGACGCCGCCGCACCGCGGCCACGCCAGACATCCCTAGGCCGGATCGGCCGGCGGGTCAAGGGTGGCGCGCACAGCGTGCAAAAACGTCAGTTGGTTTTCCCGGCAATAGCGCCGGAACGCCGCTTCATGCAGTTCACCGGGAAGCATCTCGATCCCGTGTCCGAGGGTTCCGCCCTTCCAAGACCCTTTGCGCTTACCGACCTCGGCAGAGAACCGGAGGTCGAGCGAACGACGTACCTTTGGCCGACGGAACAGCGACAGCCACTTGAACCAGCCGGCTCCGAAACGCCATTCGCGCTCCTCGATCTTCGCGGTCGCGGTGATCTGCTCGCCGTCGAAGTCCTCGAAGTCGAATGAAACAGTCGGCGTTGCGTCCTTGATGGCGCGTTCTCGTTCCCATCGTCCCTCGTCGCCAAGATAGCTCTTGCCGGTGTCTGGCAACGTCGCAACGTGCTCGCCTTGCAGGCCGTAAAAGCTATGGCGTACGTGTCGCCATTCCGTCCACGGCAGGAAACACCCCCACCGCTGTTCCGTGCTGCTGTCATTGCTCTGACGGCCCAAAGAGATATTCAGATGCCCCTCGACCAGCGTGAAGCCGTATTCCCTGCGGTCGATGGCCCAATACCAGTCCCGGCCGAGGCGTTCTCTGGTTGCCGCGTCCCATGATTTCGCCGGGACCTTTTCGCGGTACGGCGGCGGGAACCAGTGCGGCAGCGCCAAAATGACGGTGTGTCCGAAGCCGCTGAGACGAAGGCTGGACCCCGGATATTCATCGTCTCCAGATGCCAGGATCACAGCAAGCGGACGATACCCCTTGCCGTCCCGCGCGTAGGTCAGCGGGCCTACGCATCTGTCGTTGTCACTCCATCGGCGGGCGATAAACATGCTCAATCCTCCAATTGTTTTTCGACTTCGCAGACGGGTGAATTCGGCGCGAAACCAATCGTCGCCCCGCGACGGGTTGGCCGGGGCGTCCCGTCACGCACCCACCTAGCAATCGTTAGCTCGCATCCCATGATCAGACACACGCCATTGGCCATGCCGGCGTGAGTGGCGCGCGCCTTACATCCGCAGTGACAGCGCCGGCGCGATCGAGGCTGGACCGGCTGGGAATAGCGAGTATGCTCAAACGAACTGCCGAAGCGCCCCCAATCGCCCATCACCCGACATCCACCCGTTCGGCGCCGCCCTCGGCGTAGCGGCGCCGCGGGCCGCCGTGCTTGCGGCGGCGCTTGCGCACGCCGTGGCCCATGGCGATCGCGTATTCGCCGCCGCCGAGGAAGACGTACTGGGTCGCGTCGTGCGGGTGCGAGGCGGCGTTCTTGTCCGGCTTGGGGGAATATTCCACCCCCGACACCTGGAGCCGGCGATAGTGGTATTCGGCCACGAAACCGTCGACCAGCACCGATTGCCGCGGCGACAGCAGCAGGCCCGGCTGGACCCCGTCGATCGAGCGGTGCAGGACGTTCTTGACGGCGTCGATGCGGGTGTCCAGCTCGTTGGTCTGGGCGGCCCGGATCGGCAGGCCGCAATGGGCGGCGACGCCTTCCAGCCAGTTCTTCTCGCCGCCCTCCTTGTCGGCGCCGTATTCCGACGACGGATCGGCCCAGATCTCGATCTCGCGGATCTCCGGGAACCGCTGGTCGACGCGCGCCGCCAGCGCCTCGCCGAACCGCTTGGCCCCGAAGCCGACCACCTCCTCGGCCAGCTCGTCGAGGCCGCGCCACTGGCCGTTGGCCGGGCGCTGGAAGAATTCCGCCGCCGGGGTCAGCCCGGCGTCGACGCCGATCAGCAGCGGCAGGCCGTCGATCGGCTCCAGATCGCGCGGCGACACCATGGTGGCGAGGTTGAAGTCGGGATAGATCGGCTTGCCGTCCTTGGTGTGGCCGTACTGGCCGTCGACATAGACCTTGATCCATTCGGCGTCCTGGCCGACGCACAGCCCGGCATAGTAGCCCCGGGGCAGCCAGCGGGTGTTTTCCGCCAGGGCGGACCGGCCCGATGGCTGGCGGAAGATGTGCCAGCCGTCCGGGCGTTCCTTCTCGAACTTCCTGTACCACCAATGGTTCATCGGCGGCGGGTTGGTGTCCATCAGGACGCATTTGCCGAACGCCGAGCCGCCATTGGCGACCGCCGGATAGCGGTCGCAGCGGCCGACCAGGTTGCGGATGTTCTCCCATTCGATGTGGCGCGCCTCGTTGACCCAGGCGGCGGTCAGCTCCAGGCTGTCGAGCTGGGCGACGTCGCTGGGATTGTCCATCGCCAGCCACAGCACCTCCATCTCGGCGGCGCCGCCCATGCCGTCGCCGAACCGCACCAGATGCCGCGGCGGCCCGCTGTCGCGCCAGGCGCCGGCGGCCTTGGGTATCCAGTCGAAATAGGTGTTCATGGTGGTCGAGCGCATCTCGACCAGGGTTTCGCGGATGATCGCGAAGCGGGACCGCCGCACCCCGTCGGCCGGATCGCGGTTCTGCCGCACCGCCATCGAGGCCAGGGTCTGGATCGAGCAGACCGACTTGCCCGACCCCCACGGCCCGACGATGCCGCGCACCTGGACGCGGGTCTCCGGGTCCATCGGGGCGTCGCGCATGAACGCCGTCAGGACGGCGCCGTCTGGGATATACGGCCGGGTGCGGCCGGCGGTCATCGAAACAACTCTAGGTGATCGGCATTATATCCGCCGGCGGCCGGCTCCCAGTGACATTTTTCGCATATCACCTTGCCATTGCTACATTGCTCCAGTCTCTCGCGGCCACAGTTCGGGCAACTCTTTCCGGTGTATTTCACATGCCCATAGGCTTTGCGCACCGCGTCTTCAGCGCTCGCAGTCAACGCCATCGCGTCCGCGAAGCTTTCCCTAGTCGGCATCCTCGCTCTCCCCGTCCGCGACCGCCTGGATGTAGGGCCGGGTGCGGCCGGCGGTCATTTGTGGCCCGCCATCGACGCCGTGACCACCCAGCTATCGCCCACTTCGCCGCCGTCGAGTACCGATGGATAGCGCCCGGTCCTGCTGGCGATGACGGCGCGGTCGCGCACACCCCAAACGCCCGGCCCGTCGATGAGGCAGGCGCCGGTCAATTCGATCCCGCGCAACCTCGCGATGAAGTCTGGCCGGTTGCGGACCAGGAATATGATTTCCACTTCGGCCATTTCGTCAGCGGAAACGGGGATCGACCACCAGGCCCGGCACGGTCCGTTAGCGCCCTCCAGCCGCAGGCGATGGTCCAACGGCACCATATCGTGCAATAGCCGATCTCGCCACTCCCGCTCGGTGTGCATGATGACGGCGAAGCGGGTCCGAAATCGACCGTCCCGGCCCGGCCGCCTCATAGTCAGCGCCTTGGAGATGATCGCCCGCATCCACCAGGCATACCGTGCCGGCTTTGACAACAACTCATCCATCCTCGGTCTCCCCGTCCGCGACCGCCTGGGCGGTCAGTTCCAGCAGCGGGCCGAGCAGCTCCAGCCCGCGGCGGCCGATCTCGTCGTCGCGCTCGGCCAGCAGCGCCAGCATCTCGTCGGCGTTGACGTGCAGCAGGGTCATCGCCGCCGTCTTGTCGATCACCACCGCCTGAGGCAGCTTCTGGTGCCAGAACGGCAGCGCCGTCTTGCGCGCCTCCTGTTGCCGGTCGAACGCCTCCAGCAGCGTGCAACCCAGCTCGGCGGCCAGCAGCGCCAGCGGCCGGCTCCAGACTTCCGCCAGCCCGCGCAGCGGATCGTCATAGCCCAGACCCTGGAGATATTCCAGGGTGTGCTGGGTGCGCTTGTTGCGCGCCCCCCTGGGCCGGCCCGGCCCGCGCCGGCCCGGCGCCTCGTCGGCCGGCTGGTCGAGGATCTGCAGGCCGTCGCCATTGGCCTCGGCCCCGGCCCCGGCTTCGTCGTCGTCATCGTCGTCATCGGCGATCATCGGCAGCAGCGACATCTGGCCGCCGCCGCGGTCCAGCAGCTCCAGCCCGGTCGCCTGGCGGCGCAGCAGCTCGGCGTGGCGCAGGTTGACGCTGTCCTTGATCCCGGCCCGGACGCCGGTCTTGTCGTCGCTCATCCCCCGACCATCCGCCCCGACCCGACCGATTTCAATTTTTTTATTCGCCGTCCCGTTTTCCAGCACGTCGGTACCGATGTCAAGCGTGCGTCGACTGGGGCGAGGATGGCGGCGGCGGCGGCTCGGGGGGGGTGCCCGCCTTGGCGGATCTCGCCGGTCGCGGTGGTCCGCTGATCTTCGATCAGCGGCGATCGACGGCCAATCCCTTGCGATCATTGCGTTTTTCCGGCCGCGTCCAAGTCGAGGCGTCCAACTCCCGGCCATTTCGGCCCGCCCGGACCGGGCCAGGCGCCGATCCTGATGCCGATCTCGCGGTGACAGTCTGGCGTCACGCCCCGCCGCGCCCTCTGACACATCCATTTCCGGCCCTTTGTTTATTCGAGTGGTGCGCGCGGTGCGGCGCTGGTGCGGTTTTGCGACGCGGCTGGCCCTTGTAGCTCTAAGCCTATCCCTTGAATGCACCACTCGCACCACCCGCACCACGCCCGGCCATACGCGCGCGCCCATCCGTGGATGAATTCGACCGGTGGTGCAGGCGGTGCAGCGGTGCAGCACCCCAAACCCGCCGCTCGTATGGCTTTCCGTGCACCAGGCCGACGGTGCGGCGATGGTGCAGTCAGGCCCTGATTGTTCCCAAAGGGTTGGGGTCCGGGCAGGCCGGGAGGGAAACGAGACAAGGGAAAGGGATTTGATGAGCGCTTGCGCGCAAGCGATACGAGCGCCGCTGTCGCGGCGACGCCTTAGCCGACCCGATGGTGCCGATACCGCCAAAGGCGGATAATCATCCGGCCAGTTCGGCAATATTCTTGCGTATTTGAATGCTATTGCACTTTGACCCCTTGACAGTATGCAACCATATTCGATATGAAGGAGCGGCCCGGCCATCAGGGTACGGGACACACACGACTGGAGACGAGACCATGACCACCCAGACCTTGACCATCACCGTTAACAGTGACGCCGACCTATCCGACCACAACGCGCGGGAGGGTGCGATCATCCGAGCGCTTGTGCAGGAGAGCATCGATCACGCCGAAGCGCGGGGCTTGGGTGTCCATTGCACGATTGCCGATGTTTTCCTAGTCGCGCAGGCCGTCTGTGAACAGCGGTGCCGAAGCCTTCTCGGAGCCACACCGACCGGTAGCCACCAGCGGCGATATTTGGAGAACAAGTTAGACCGCCTGATGGCCGCCTGGACCGCGTATCGCACCGCCGCCGTACAACAGGATAAAAGAGACGCCACCGCCGACTGACAGGCCGCAGCACCGGCCGGCCTGGCACCACCAGGCCGGCCCATGGTGCGACCCGTACCGCAACCGACTGGAGACGAGACCATGACCACCACCAGCATATTGCCCGGCATGGTCCGGGCCGACGACGGCGAATGGCGCCCGGCCGAGCGTTATCGTTGCGACGCTTGCGGCGAGACCTGGACCTATGACGAGCTGGAACTGATCGTCGATATCGGCGAGCGCGTCGCGGCCGGCGAGATCTGCCCGGCCGGCGAATGCCCGGATTGCGGCACCTTGTGCCATGTCGACGGCAGCCCATACGCCCTGGCCATCGCCGATGGCGTCATGCCGCCGCTGGACCGCCAAGGCGGCATGACCAAAGCCCGCCTGGACGCCCAAGACGCCGTGTTGTGCCAGATTGCCGCCGACTGCAACGCGGTGATGGCGCAGCTGGCCGGCGCCGGCATGGACCGCGGCGACCCGCCCTACGAGCATTGGCTGGCGCGGTGCAAGGCGGCCCGCGCGGCGATCCAGGCGACCGCAGCCGGCGAGATCGTCAAAACGGCGCCAAAGCCCTCGCCGAGCGTTTCGTGAGTACCCATCCGCCACAGAGCGCCCCACAGGAGGCCAGCGCCATGACCCACCCTACCACCGCACCCGCCGCCGAGACGCGCGCCAGGGAGTGCCAGGAATGCGGCGCCGACCTGTCGGACCGGCATCGCTCGGTCCGCTTCTGCGGTCCCGCGCACCGTCTGGCGTTCAAGAACCGCCGCTATCGGCGCGGCGCCGAGCTGTACGATCTGAAGATGGCCGAGCGGTTCGAGCGCGGCCACCCCAGGAGCAAGCACCTGCTGTCGATCATGAACCGGCTTTGCGCCCAATGGCGCGACGAGGATTTCGCGCGCCGCGGCGGCCGCAAATCCTGGGGCGACTGGGTCGAATGGCTGGCCCGCAACGTCTGGGCGTTGCCGACCACCAGCCGGCCATATTACGACGGCATCGTCCACAGCAGCGGCACCGTCCTCAAGCGCTAGGCCGCAGCACCGGCCGGCCTGGACACCCCAAGCCGGCCCATGGTGCGACCCGCGCCGCGGCCGCCGCCGCATAGCCGGCACGGTCGACCATGATAGGAAGGAAAACACCGTCATGCCCGCCACCGAACTGGATCTGGTGATCCGCCAGCGCGACCGGCTGTCCGACCGGCTCGACGAGGCCCGCGCCACCATCGACCGCCTTGTCGGCATGCTGGCGCGATTGGCCGCCACCCCGGTCCATACCGTCGACCCGCCGCCCATCGTGATGACCGCCGACGGCCAGCCGCGCCGCCGCCGGCCGGACGACGGGCAATGACCGGCGCCATGCTGCGCGCCTGGCGCGCCCGCCTCGGACTGACCCGCGACGACGCCGCCGCCCGACTGGGCCGCCACCCGCGCATGCTCGGCTATTACGAGCAGGGCCAGTACGACATCCCGCCGGCGATGGTGCTGGCCTGCGTCGCCCTGGAGCTGCGGGACACCCTGCCCGGCGTCTACGAAGATCTGTGCCGCCGGCTGACATTGGAGACCGCGTCATGACCAGACCCCGAGGCTTTCTGTACGGTTGGGAACCCAACGACCGCACCGCCGGTCTGATCGGCACCGTCAACGACATCCTCGACGACAACCGCGATATCCTGCCGCTGACCCTGCGCCAGATCTTCTACATGCTGGTGTCGAACCATGCCTACGACAAGACCGAGAAGGCGTACAAGCGGCTGTGCGAGAACATGAACCGCGCCCGGCGCGCCAAGCTGGTCAGCATGAGCAGCATCCGCGACGACGGGCTGACCCAGCTCGGTTCGCGCGGCTGGGCCAGCGAGGCCGAGCTGGTCGACGGCTTCAAATCCGCCGCCGAGCATTTCACCCTGGACCGCCAGGCCGGCCAGGACCTGAAACTGTTCATCTGGTGCGAGGCCGCCGGCATGGCGCCGCAGCTGGCCAGCGCGGTCGACGAGTACCAGGTGCCGGTGTACAGCAGCGGCGGCTTCGACAGCGTCACCACCAAGCACAGCATCGCGCGGCGCTTCTCGCGGGCCGGCAATGCGCTGGTGTTCCATCTCGGCGACCACGACCCGTCCGGCGTGCATATGTTCTCCAGCCTGGACGAAGACCTCCAGGCGTTCCTGGAGCACTACGGCGGCGACGTCGAAATGGTCCGGCTCGCGGTGACGCCGGAACAGGTCGACCGGATGGATCTGCCGACCGCGCCGCCCAAGCGCACCGACAATCGCAGCTTCGAGGGCGAGACCACGCAATGCGAGGCAATCCCGCCGCGCACCTTGCGCGAGATCGTGCGCGAGGCGGTCAGAGACCGGCTCGACATGGACGCCTACAACGCCACTCTTGAGGAGGAAATCGAGATCCGCGAGCGCTTGGCGGAACGCCTGGCCGATCTATAGGCCGCAGCACCGGCCAGCCCGGAGACGGGCCGGCCCATGGTGCGACCCGCACCGACACTGACTGGAGAAAGATCGTGACCAGACTGAAAACCGCCTTGGCGGTGTTGATCGCCGCGCCGGCCCTGATCGCCGCGCCGCTACCGGCCGCCCAGGCCCAGGCCGACCCGCAGCACCGGCAATGCCTCGGCTGGGCGTTGTCCGGCGGCTATCCCGGCGGCATCGCCCAGCTGCGCTGCGAGGCCGGCTATCCCGGCCTGCCGAACCCGTTCCAGGTGCGCTGCGCCCTGATCGCCGACGGCGCGGCGGCGACCGACCTGCAGCGCCGCGCCTGCGCCGCCGCCTTCGCCCGGCCGCCGGCCATGGCCGCCCCGGTCGATCCGGCCGGGCCGGTCGGGCCGGTCCACGCTCATCCGCCGGCGCCAGCCGGATCGGGCACCGCGCCTTGAAGCCGCGCAGCAAGGATTACGATCTCCGGGCGGCGCTGGTGGCGTCGCTTCTGGCCGACGGCATCGCGCGCCGCGATATCCGACACGAGATCACCCTCGACACATCGTCGAGCGGCGGCCGTCTCGATGTGCTTCTGCTGCATCGCGACGAACTGCACGGCATCGAGATCAAGAGCGGCACCGATCGCCTCGATCGACTGCGCGAACAGGAACGCGCCGCGCGATGCGCGCTCGATTACACCAGCGTTCTCGTCGACGTGAGGCACTACGACAAGGCCAGCGCCGCCGGCGAGATCCTGTATTGGTGCCCGGACGCGAGGCAATTCATGCAGGTCCTTTATGGAGAGTGGTCCGCCGCGGCACCGCACGTCACGGCCAGCCGATGGTTTCCCAGTAACGCAACATCCGTGATCGGCATGGCGCGGCTGATGTGGCGCGACGAAGCCGTTGCGGCGGTCCGTCGCCTGGCCGGCGCGACGTGCCCACCGGCCACCCGACGGGCGGCCCTCGCATGGATCAAGGAGGAGGCGCGGTTGAAGGATCTCCGGATCGAGGTCGCGGCCGCGCTGCGCGGCCGCACACTCAATCGGTGGGAAACCGCCTTCTGGTCGCGCTACGACGCCGACCCGTCCGGCGGTTCCGCCCAGCCGGCCGACCAGCCTGGGCCGCTGGGCCGGTAATCGTCGCCCAGCATGGCGGTGATCGGCACCAGCACGGCGCGCGAGCGGACCCCGGAGAAGCTCAGATTGGCTTTGCTGCGCAGCGCGCCGGGCGCCCGTTCCAGGGCCTGGCCCCAGACGCCCGAGGCGCCTGGCGACCCGCCCCAATAGGTGGCCCGGAAGATCGCCTGCAGCGCCTGGTGGTTCTTCGCCACCGCCAGGTATCGGCGGCCGTCCTGGTCGAACACCTTCAGCCCGACGGTGGCCAGCACCGCCTTGGCGGCGCGCTCGTCGGGATGCTCGATATCCTCCAGCGCCAGGCCGGCCGCCTCGGCGATATAGCTGCCGATCGGCCGTTTCAGACCGGCCCGCCAGGTTTCCGCGGTCGACGAGGCGAGGAATTCCAGGCAGCGGTCGTGGTCGTTCTGGTCGCGCTCGCCGGCGTCGTTGTCGACCGACGGCGCCACCCGTTCGGCCCAGATGCCCAGGGTGTCGCCGTCCGGCGCCGCGTCGTACAGGGCCAGATCGGCGGCCGCCAGCAGGCTGCCCCACTGGTCGGCGCCGCGGCCGTCGTGGCCCGAGGCCAGCAGCGCCTGGCGATAGGCCGCGACGGTGGCGTCCCAGCGGTGCCAGCCGTCGCACATGCGGCGCAGCAAGCCGCGGCCGACCCGGCGCCAATGCGCCTTGTCGGTGACCGGCGGCACCGCGCGCACGTCCAGCTCGCCGAGCCTGAGGATGGCCTGCCGGCTCAGATCCTGGCTGCGCAGCGGCGGCACCAGGATCGAGGAGAACAGGAAACAGTTCTGGCTCTTGAACTCGGTCGCCTGGTGGTCGGCGCCGCCGCGCAGGGTGACCCCGCCCGAGGCCGCGTGGCGGGCCAGCTCGATCACCCCCTGGGCGCGGCGGTTGTCGGCGTCGGCCTCCATCTCGTCGACCATCACCGGCAGCGAGGAATGGCCGATCTTCTGCCACAGCCCGGCCGCCGAGGTGTTGGTGACCGCGATCACGCTGTCGTCGAACAGGGCGGCGATCAGCTTGTGCAGGGTCGACTTGCCGGTGTTGCGCTCGCCGGTCACCCAGCACATCGCCCGCCAGTCGACCGCCCCGGCCACCATGGCGCAGCAGATCCAGCCCAGCAGCAGATGGGCGTCGGTCTCGCCGCGGCGCCAGTTCCAGGTCGACAGCGCGTCCAGCACCAGCCGCGACGGGCCGCCGCGCTGATAGGGTTGCTGCGCCGCCTTGGCCGGCCGCAGGGTGGCCGGCGCGGCCGGATAGACGTGGCGGTCGATCCGCCCCGGCCGGCCGACGCTCTCGCCGCGCCGCGCCTCGCCGGCGGCGTCCCCGTCCGCGTCCTCGGCGCGATCCGCCGCCTCGGCGCCGCGCCACACCGTCATGCCGCAATGCAGGATCAGCTCGCCGCCGTCGCCGCGCCAGGCGCCGGGGCCGCGCAGGAACTTGATCGGGTCCCAGATGCCGCAGCGCGCCTCGTCGGCGCAGGCCGCGAAGATCTGTTCCTGGATGTCCTCGTAGCGCACCCCGACCACCTTGGTGGTGACGCCGTCCCGGCCCTCGACGGTTTTCAGCCGCGGCCAGTATTTGCGCAGCGCCCAGGTGCAGCGGTCGAACAGCGAGAGGATCTTGCTGCGCGACATCTCGGCGTCCTTGACGACGCGCAGCTGGCCCGACGAGTCGATCACGAAATAGAAATTGTCGCGCTTGCCGACCGGGATCACCGGCACGTCGTCGGGCAGCCCCGGCTCGTCGTCCGGCGCCGGCCCGCGGTCGCCGTCGCCGCCGTCGCCCCGGTCGGACGGCACGAACCGCTCGGCCTCCTCGAACGCCCGGTCGACCGGGTGCAGCGGTGTGGGGTCTGTCACGGCGCGTCGGCTCTTTCGTCTGCGGCGAGCTGCAACAGGAAGTGCGCCGGCGGCTCCGGATGTGGCCGTATCAGCCAGCCCTCGATCAAGCGCAGCGTCGGGTTGTCAGCATCGTCGACCGTCATTCGTAGCCAGGTCGCGCCTTTTTCACTGAATCCAGCGGCCCTTGCCTGGAACCACCGGAATGCCTCGCCGCCGGTCAGAATTTCACCGTTCTGCGCAACGAAGTCGGGCGATGCGTCGGCGCTTGTTTCGTCAGGCATTCTGTTCCGCCTCGTTGAGATCGTGGGCGCCCTGGGGCGGGCGCATCCGCATGGTGTCGAACCCGGCCTCGGCGAAATGGTGCAGGGCGTTCTCGAAGGCGTGCCTGGCCTGGCTGCCGGGCGCGTCGCGCTGCCCGGCCAGGAACACCGTGCCGATCGCCGGCGGCAGGTCGATGTTGGCCATGTTGCCGACGCTGACCGCCGCCATGACGCGGAAATCCGGCCGGTGCAGCGCCGCCGTCAGGCCGTCCTCGATGCCCTCGGTCAGCACCACCACGTCGCCGTCCGGCGCCTGGCGCAAGCCCTTGCCAGAGGCGCCGCGCCACAGCCGGATGGTGCCGCCCCGCCAGCGCCCCAGGGTCTTTTTCGCCGCCTTCAGCCCGGCCTTGCCGACCGCCCCGCCGGGCAGGATTTCCAGATAGGTGCGGTGCGCCGCGGCGAAGCCCTTGGGGCCGGCGATCGCCGCCACCATCGCCGGCCGGTAGCTGTCGCTCTCGGCGCACCAGCAGCGGCTGTGATAGCGCAGCGCGGCCGGCTGCCGGCCGAGCCGGGCGAGATCGATGCCGCGGCCGCGCAGATAGGCGTCGGCCGGGGTGCCGGCGATGCCCGGCTCGGCCTCCAGCCACAGGCGATGGGCCGCGCCCCTCATCCGGGCGCTGTCCTCGCGGTCCAGCGCCTTGCGCTCGGCCGTCGCGGCGGCCGCGCGGCGCCGCGCCCGGTCCAGCCGCGCCGGATCGGCGCCGTCGAGGCCCAGCCAGGCCCGCGACCATTGGATCGCCGCCGCCTTGTCGCCGCCGGTCTGCAGATAGCGCACCAGCTCCAGCGCGTCGCCGCCGACGCCGGCCGCGAAATGCTTCCACACCCCGCGCCGCGCCGGGCCGAGATGGATTTTCAGGCTGTCGCCGAGGCCGCCGGCGCCGCGCCTGGCTTCGACCCATTCCGCGCCCTCGCGCTTTCCCTTGGGCAGCAGCTCGGCGCACAGCGCCTCCAGCCGGCCGTTCAGCAGCTCGACGATCTGCGGGATCGACAGCGGACCGGTCATGGTCAGCTGGTCATCTCGTTGGCCGCGTCGCAGGCGTCGCCGAGCTTCGGGCCGCCGGTCAACAAGACGTCAAGCGGATCAGGCTCGCACAACCCGTCATCGACCAGGAACCCCTCGAACACCGAATAAGCCCGCACCACATCGGCCATTTCCCGTTTGAGCCAGGCCAGGTTGCTTTCCTGGTCGGCCGGGGCAAGTTCTGGATTGTGGCACTCCAGCCCGAACCGTAGGGATTTCAGCGCCGCTGTCAGCGCCTCGGCCAGTTCTTCGCCCAGATGCGCCAACGCCTGGTCGGTGGTTTTCGATCGGTAGCGTTCGTCGATTTTGCTCATCGGCATTGCGCGATCCTTTCCCGGTCGGGACGGCGGTAGTTGATCAGCCATTCCGGTGTCTTGACCAGCCGCCCTCGCAGGTCGACCGTCTGCACCCGCGTTCCCATCGCAGGCTGGTTGGTCCAAGTCTCGGTCCACTCCGACAGCAGCCGGGCCATATCGGCCTGCCAGGCGTCCGGCATTTCCTGCATCATGGCGCGCGGAAGGGTGAGCCAGCTCGCATAGGACAGCTCGAACCAGAGATGCAGAGCGGCCGCGCCGGCGCCGGCTTCAACCTTTGCTTTAGGTGTCATCCGATCAATCCGTGCTCGCGTTCCCAGGACCGCCCCGGCTCGCTCTCCGGGTCCGGGTCCGGCTCGATATCAGGGTCGGGGTCCGGCTCGGCCGGCGGCAGCATTTCATGGCAATAGAGCAGCACCGCCGCGCCCAGCATGTCGGCGGGCATGTGTTCCGCGCCGGACAGGAAGCCGGCCCCGGCCAGCGCCAGGTGATAGGCCGGGGTGCCGATCAGATTGTCGCCGGCCGCCTTGACCGCCATCGACAGCAGCTTGCGGTCGTCGCGCGCCGCCGCGCCCCAGGCGCAGCGCACCGCCGCGCACAGCAGGGCGGTCTCGATCCGGTGGCGCTGCCCGGGTGAAATGCTCGGCATCGCCTAGCCGCCCGGCCGGGCCGCGGTGCGGGCCGCCGCCTGGGCGCGCCGCTCGCAGGCCACCACGGCCGCGACCAACGCCGCGCCCAGCCCGACCTCGACCCGGTTGGTGACGAAGGCCCGGCCGATCTCGACCGCCGGAACGCCGAGCCGCAGCCAGCCGGTCACCAGCACGCAGAATTCCGCCAGCGCCAGGGCCGCCTCGTCAGTGTCCCGGCCCTCATAACGCACCTCGCCGACCCGGTCGGCGGCGTCGGCCAGCACGGCGATCGGATGGATACGACCATCCCGGCGCACCACCGCGGCGATCCATTCCCCGGCCGGAACGGCAACGGGCGGCGCCCCCGAACGTGGCGCGCCGCCCGCCCCGCCGCCGGCGGCCGGGCCGACTGGAGTGTTACCCCGGCCGCCGGACGGCATCGGATCAGTCCCCCGCCCGGATCGGGCCGACCAGCTCGGCCGGCTCCACGGCGATGCCGTAGCGCCTGGCGCCGGCGATGATCGGCTGCCAGTGCTTCTGCGGGATCACCCCGGTTTTCTTCCAGTTGTTGACGGTGCTGGACGGCGTGCGCAGCACCCGCGCCATGCGCCTGGTGCCGCCGAACTTCTCGACCAGCGTCGCGATGTGATTTGCCATGGTTCCGCCTTGTACCGAATTATGGCACGGACGGCAAGACCATACCACATCTTGTGGCAGGCTCAAGATGTGGCATGCCTCGCCGAAACGTCACGACCGGCCAGTTGTGACATTTCACATTGCCCGGCGTGCCGAATTCCGGTACAACCGGCGCGGCCCGATCCGGGCCGTGACAGGGAGATGCCGATGACCGACCGTCCGATCCTGATGAGCGGCGCGATGGTCCGCGCCTTGCTGGCCGGCAGGAAGACGCAGACGCGGCGGCTGGCGTGGCGTGAGAAGGTAGCGGTTGGCATTTCAACGGAAGATGCAACGGGAGAATATCCAGGGTCGACAGCGCCCAATCGATTGCCGGTTCTGGCCCCCACCATCTGGCAGTCGGTGAAGCCGGGGGATCGGCTTTGGGTGCGGGAGACATGGCGGACCGATGCCGATCGTGACGGCCTTCGGCCAAAGGATGTCCCGACTGGCGCACCGCTGCTGTTCGAATGCGACGATCCAGAGCGGACAAATAGCTTGGGTCTGTGGGGCAAGATCCGGGTCTCCATCCATATGCCGCGACGGTTCAGCCGCCTCACCCTGCTGGTCACGGCGACCAAGATGGAGCGGCTGCAGGAGATCAGCGAAGAAGATGCAATCGCCGAGGGCGTCCTGTTGCCAAAAACAATGTCGCCACTGGACGCCGGGGTGCATCGCCAGTGCTTCATCTGGCTATGGAACGAGTTGCACGGAAAGGGGCCAGCTGATTACACGGCTTGGCAGAACAACTCCGAGATCGTGGCACTGACCTTCACCGTCGAACGAAGGAACATCGATGCTTGACCGACCCATCCGTCTCGAACGCCGCTTGACGGCAACCGAGAGACTTGACCGCCGGGACCGCCAACCCGTCCGGGCCTTCCTGCGCCGCTGGCAGCACGCCATCGGCTGGAGCGCCGCGGTGCTGCTCGGCCTGGCCTTCTGGTCCGCCGTCGCGCTGCTGATCCGGTGGCTGACATGACCCGGATCGAATGGGCCGAGGAGGTGTGGAACCCGATCGCCGGGTGCAGCCTGGTGTCGCCGGGCTGCACCAACTGCTACGCCATGCGGGCCGCCTGGCGGCTGTCGAAGAACCCGGCCACGCCGCACTATCGCGGCACCGTGAAGATGGTCAACGGCCGGCCGGTGTGGACCGGCGCCGTCAACCCCGCCGCCGACGCCGTGCTGCGGAAACCGCTCGGGCGCAAGACGCCGACCCGCTATTTCGTCAACTCCATGGGCGATCTGTTTCACGAGGCGGTGCCCGACGAGGCGATCGACCGGGTGTTCGCCGTCATGGCGCTGTGCCCGCAACACGATTTCCTGGTGCTGACCAAGCGGTCGGCCCGGATGCGGGAATATCTCAAACCCTTCGATCGCCGGCGGTCCGATGGCCTTGGCGAAGCCGTGATTGCACTCGGATATGACGGTCATCTGGAAAGCCTGCCATGGCCGCTGCCCAATGTCTGGCTGGGCGTTTCGGCCGAGGATCAGCGCCGCGCCGATGAGCGCATCCCCGAACTGCTGGCGACCCCGGCGGCGGTGCGCTTCGTGTCGGCCGAGCCGCTGCTGGGGCCGATCGATCTGACCGCCATTGAGCGAACGCGCGAGATCGGCTACATGCGTCCGCTCGATGGTCGCTTTCGCACTCTCGATTGGATCATCGCCGGCGGCGAGAGCGGGCCGGGCGCCAGGCCGTGCCGGATCGACTGGATCGCCCGCATCGCGCATCAATGCCGCGCCGCGGCGGCGCCTCTGTTCGTCAAGCAGCTCGGCGCCTGGCCGGTCTATGGCGACGGCCGGCCGTGCCGGCTCGCCGACGCCAAGGGCGGCGACCCGGCGGAATGGCCGCGCTTCCTGCAGATCCGCCAGTTTCCCGCCACCCGCAAGAGCCAGGAGGCCGACCATGCCTGACATCCCGCCCGGCGCCCCGCCCGGCACCGCGCCGCCGCCCGATCCGGTCGCCGCGCTCGCCGCCGCGCTGCGCCTTTTCCGCGCCGATATGCTGACCGACCAGGCGGCGGTGTTCATGACCACGGCCGATCACTTCCGCCAGTTGGCGGCCAGCCGCCGCGTGGTGCAGCCCGGCAAGCCGGCCGCGGCGATCTACCAGGCCATGACCGTGTTCTGCGGCGTGATGGCGCAGAGCTACGCCGTGGCGGCCCGCATCGCTCTCGAAGACGAGGAGGCGCCCGGCGATGCGACCATGCAATGAGCCGCCCGCCGACGCCGCCGCGCGCTGCCGCGGCAAGGCGGGCTTCGTGCGCCGCGGCCTCGCCGAGCGGGTGCTGCGGCGCATGCGGCGCCGCCAGGGTCGGGGCCGCCGGCTGGAGGTCTACCGCTGCCCCGTCTGCGGCCTGCACCACATCGGGGAGCACCTGAAATGACCGATACATCGGACCGCATAAGCGAGGACCGCAAGCATTTCCACGACGCCCTGGTGATGATCGAGGAACTGTCGACCGATATGTGGGCGCGGCAGATCGCCACCACGGCGCTGCGCATCGCCCGCGAGATACCGCCCGCCGCCACCAAGACCGGAGACGCCCCATGACCAGGACCGAGACACCCCGCCGCCGGCCGGCCTATCTGGTGGTCAAGCGCAACGCCGACGGTTCCGACCGGTTCTACTGGCAGCCCTCGGCCGAGCTGCGGCGGCTGGGCTGGGTCGGGCTGCGGCTGCCGGACCAGCCGCGGCGCGACCGCGACGGCGCCGCCTGGGCCGCGGCGCGGCGCATCAACGAGAGCCTGCCGGCGCGGCGGCCGGGCCGGCCGGCGGTCGATTTCCGGCTCGACGATCTGATCGCCCGCTATCGTGAAAGCCCGCGCTTCACCCGGCTGTCGGCCAAGACCCGCGCCAACTACGCCTGGTGCCTGGGGGTGCTGTCGGACTGGCGCGGCGCCGAACCGGCCGCCAACATCCGGCGCCGCGACGTGCAGGCGTACTATCTCGGGCGCTACCGCGCCGCCCCGGCGGCCGCCACCGCGGCCGTCAGGGTGCTGCGCCTGGTGCTGCAGTTCGGCCTCAACGCCGGCATGGTCGAGAGCAACGCGGCGGCCCGGCCCGGCCTGATCGATCCGCCGCCCCGCCTGCGGGTGTGGACCGGCCCCGAGATCGCCGCGATGGTCGCGGCCTGCGACGGCGCCGGCCGGGGATCGGTCGGCGACGCGGTGCTGCTGGCGCTGTACACCGGCCAGCGTCAGGGCGACGTGCTGCGGCTGCTGACCCTGCAATACGATGCCGGCCGGCTGGTGCTGCGGCAGTCCAAGCGCCGCGCCATGGTGTCGGTGCCGGCCCATCCCGCCCTGGCGGCCCGGCTGGCCCGGCCGGACCGCCCGCCCGGCGTCACCCTGGTGGCGGCCGAGGGCACCGGCCGGGCCTATGCCTCGGATCATTTCCGCCATCTGTTCGCCCGGCTGCGCAACCGCGCCGCCGCCACCTGCCCCAGCCTGGTCGACGCCCGGTTCGCCGATCTGCGCGACACCGCGGTGACCAGGCTGGCCGAGGCCGGCGCCACGGTGCCGGAGATCGCCGCCATCACCGGCCATCAGGAACGCTCGGTCCACTCCGTGCTGAAACACTATCTGGCGCTGACCGACGCCCTGGCCGACACCGCGATCGCCAAGCTGATCGCCCATCAGGAGAGAACGGGATGAGTGATTTGAAAATCCACGCCGCGGTGTGGCGGCAAGCCGGCGCCGAGTTAAACGACGCCGCCGAAGTCTCGAAAGCGCGCGGCAATGTGGCGCTTGCCGCAGTGATGGAGGCCCTGGGCTATCTCGCGACGATCGTCGGCGACAACTATGGGGAGACCGCCAGACAGCCGCCCGCCGCGCCGGTCGCCACGCTGTGGTCGTTCGCCTGCGCGCCGGGCGGCGTCGCCATCGCGGCGCACCTGGACGCGGCGCCGGCGCGGCTGACCGTCGAGGGCGGCGCCATCGTGTGCGTGCCGCTGACCGCCGGCAACGCGCCGCCGCCGAGCGGCCGGTTCGGGCCGCCGGCGCCGGTGCCGCCCGACAGGCCCTATCCGAGACCGCCCGCCGATCCCGACGCCGGCTGGCGCGACGACAGCTACCCGCCGCGCGACTGCGACCGTTGCGGCAAGAGCTATCGCGGACCGCCGGTCTATTGCAGCCTCAAATGCGCGCTGGACGACGCATGAGCCGGATCAGGCGCCGCGGCCGCACCCGCGGGCCGTACGGTTCGGTCGAACCCGACGCCGCCACGCTCGGCGCCAGGCTGGCCGCGGCGCGCATCGCCGCCGGGCTGACCCAGGCCCGGCTGGCGCGCCGGCTGGGCGTGGCCCGCGCCGCCCTGGCGATGTACGAACGCGACATGCGGCCGGTGCCGGCCCGTCTGCTCGACGGCCTGCATGAATTCCTGCCGGTCACCAGGGACTGGCCGCTGGCCGCCTACCGGCCGGCCCGCGGCGGCACCCGGCAGCGGGCGCTGCGGCTGGAGACCCCGGAAAACGGCGGCTAGCCAAGTGCCGGGGCGCCCGGCGGCGCCGCCTCGGACGCGGCTGTGATGGGGCGAGTACCCGCATAACCCCGGAAGCCGCGTCCGAGCGTCACGGCGCGACGCGCAATACCCGGCCGTTGGCGTCGATGGCGATGTCGGGCTGGCCGTCGCGGTCGCAATCGGCGGCGGTGTAGTTGCCGTTCACCGTCAGCGCGTTGACGGCGTCGATCGCCTGGGCGCGCAGCGGCGCCGCCAGCGCCGGGTTGGCGCTGAACTGGGCGCAGGCCCGGTCGACCGCCTGGGCCAGCGCCTGGGTGCCGGCGCCGCCGCAGCCGGCCAGCGCCAGCGCCGGCAGCAGCAGCGCCACCGGCGCCACGGATTTCAGCACCCGGCGGTTGCGCGCGAAGTAGATCGACACCCAGACCGCGGCGGCCGATCCGGCCGAGGTCGCCACCGCGGTCAGGGCGTCGACCAGGTCGGCGGCCGGCGGCATCTCGCCGAGGCCGAAGACCTGCGCCAGCAGGGCGGCGGCCAGCACCGGCAGGGCGCCGGCCCATGCCTTGGTGGCGGTCACGCGGGCGTCGGAGCGGTGCGGTGTCATGCGTTGTCCTTTCGTCGACGGAAGCGGATATGCGGCCGGGCCTAGCCGGCCGGCCGCTCGCCATCCGGCTTCTGCCATGGCATCACCAGCCCGTCAATGCGCCGGTTCAGCCGCTCCATCGCGGTGATGATCCGGTCCTGGCCGTTTTCCAGCCGGTCCATATGCCCGGCCAAATCGTCGCGCCGGGCGTATTCGTCGCGGGTCTGGTTGATCCTGTCCTGCATCCTGGCGACGTTCTCCTCGACCTTCCGGTGCAGCCCCGCCGTGTTGGCGCTGATCTTGACCGACAGCCGCCACCAGATCGTGCCGACCGCCGCCGCGACCGCCAGCAGCAGCCCGACCAGGCTGATCAGACTGCCCTCGATCATCACGACACGATCGCCCGGTCGGTGCAGCGCAGCCAGTTGACCCCGTTGGAGAACGCCAGCACCGCCCCGCCGGCCTCGTCGGACACGTAGATAAGCCCGGCGACAAGCACGGTCGGCAGGGTCGCGACGGTGTATTCCTTGACCGCCACCGGCCCGCCGAAGGTGACCTTGCCGCCTTCCGGCTGTATCTCGATATCGGCGGTGGCGCTGAGGGTCGGATCACTCCGCCCCTGGATGAACGGGGCGTTGAAATCGTTGCGCGCGGTGATGTCCATTGCCCGCCGGCCGGCCGCCGTGTCCCACTCGCCGTCGATCCTGACGATGATCGAATTGGTGTCGTCATTGCCCTGCGTCGCGGTGTTCCGCCTGGCGATGTGCAGCAGCCCTTCCGGTTCGCGCTTGTGGATGCCGACGAAACCGTCTTCCGACAGGGTCAGCCAGGTCTGCGGCTCGTCATTGTTGGGGAACGGATCGTCGGCCAGGGGCGGCCCCATGAAGTGCATCGGCGAATAGCGCCCGATGCCGTCGCCGGTGCGGCCGACCCGCACGCGGTATTCATCCGGCCGCGCCGCGATCGACAGGGTTTCCTCGGTGTCCTGGCCCTGCAAGCGCTGCCAGCGCAACAGCTCGACGAAGTTCTCGCTCGACAGCCAGCGCATGATCGCCGCCTTGCCGGTCTCGTCGCCGGGCGCGGCCGACAGCACCAGATTGTCGGCGTCGGTGACGCTCGACACCTCCAGCCGCGCGCCGTCGACGATCAGGTTGTTGTCGCTGCCCCAGTCCGGGAACGCCTCGCCGGACACCCTGGTGACCGCCGTGCCGGTGATGTCGACGACGGTGTCGGCGTTGAAGTACAGGCAGAAGCACGAGAACGACCCGACCGGCAGGGTCGCCGCGCCGCCGGTCAGCAGCTCCAGGTCGATCGCCGTGGCGCTGGCCAGCGCGCCGATCTTGTATTCGGTGTCGGCGAACCAGAAATGATCGTTGACGTGGAAATCCGACAGATCGGCGTCGAAGCCCTTGACATAGGTCGCCCGGTCGGTGCCGGTCGACGAGCACACCCCGGTAACGTGGTGCGGATAGAGCTGCACTTCGGTCGGGTTGAACTGCCGGCTCGGCAGCAAATCCATCGACGCCAGGTACTGGCTTTTCATCAGCATGCCGTGCGGCGTCGGCCCCTCGCCGCCGACCATCACCCCGCCATGCTTGTCGATCGGGTTGGTGAACGCGGTCTTGACGCCGGCACGCCATATCCCGCCGTATTCGTCGGTCTGGAACTCGGCGCTGGGCACGATCCGGCCCGGCCCGAAAAAGCCGATCCGGGTATCGTAGGTCAGGCTGGTCACGCTGTAGGTGCCGGGCGGCTTGAAGACCAGCACATAGGCCCCGGCATTGGCCGCCAGGACGACCAGCGCCCGGTCGATCGCGGCCTGGATCGCCGCCGTGTCGTCGCCGGTGCCGATGGCTCCGTGGTCGCGGATATCGATAATCTCGGCCGCGCGCTCGGCCAGCGCCCGGCCGGTGGTCGATCCGGTCGCCGTGACGATCTGGCCGCTGGCATCGGTCGGCACCACCGCGATCGGCCCGCCGCCGCTGTCGAAGTGCAACGCCTTGTTGGCCCGCGCGCTGTCGATCGGCAGCACGAAGCTGCCGGCGAAGCCATCGGCGACCGGGATCGAGAAGGTGCGGCCCAGCGCCTCGCTCAATTCCTGGTCGATCATGGTCAGCTTGTCGAGCGCCCGTTCGTGGCTGTCGGCCGGGAACGGGTCGTTCTCGACATAGTCGGTTTCCTGGGTCAGCGGCACGTCGCGCACGACGGTCAGGCTTTCGTCCGCCGCCGGGGTGTAGTCGGTCGGGGCGGTGATCACCGTCAGGGTGCCGCCGGCCGCCTCGCCGGCCCCGACCAGGGTGTACTGGGTGCCTTCCGCCCAGGCGGTTTCGGCCCCGGCGGCGTCGCGGTGGGTCACCGCGACATGGGCGTTGTCGAGGAACCGGAACGGCACCGCGAAGACGATGGTGGCGCCGTTGCCGGCATGGGTCTGGCGGTTGGTCTCGGTCGAGACGGTCATCTAGTTCACTCCCAGGGCTTCGGTCGGCGGCAGCAGGAAGCTCTGCCCGTTCTCGGTTTCGATGCGCGACTGCATGCGGGCCAGATAGCCGGGGTTCATGGCCTCCTGGATCTGGTACAGGATGAGATAGTCCAGCGCCGCGCGGGTGTAGAACAGATTGGCGAACGGCACGTTGTTCTTGGCCGCCTGGAACAGCGTCGAGGCGAAATCCTCGCCGCGCAGCGCCGCCGCCCAGGCCCGGCCCAGCTCGTCGACGGTGCCGGCGGTCGGGCCGAGCGCGGTCGACAGCAGGCCGCCGCCGTAGCGGTTGAACTCGCCGAACAGGAAATCGCCGTAGATCCCGGCGCCGCCGCCCTGGGTGAAGGCGGCGATCCAGGTCGCGACCGACAGCGGGTCGCGCGGCGAGCGGCCGCGGGCCATCTCCTTGGCCGATTGCGCGACATAGCCGAGCGCCGTCATGGCGACGATCATCGCGGCGATCTGCGCGGTGCCGGCGCGCCCCCTGGCGGCGGCGCCGAGCGTTTTCCAGAACCCGCTTTCGGCCACCTCGCGGCCCCACGCCTTGGTGATCACGGTCAACGGGAACGCCTTGAACTGGCCAATCATCCTCAGCGCCGTGCCCTCGACCGTGCCGGGCCGGAAGCCCCGCGTGATGATCGCCTGTTCGGCGGCGCCGGGCGTCAGCACCGCGAAGTCGATGCGGTCGGCGTAATAGGCCTGCAGCCTGGCCTGCAGCTCGTCGCGGGCGCGGGCCAGCCGGCGCGCGGTCGGCCGGCCGTCGACCAGCGCCGCGATGGCGGCGTCGGGCGCCGCCTGGACCCGGTCGGGCATCAGGAAGCGGCCGCCCTCGGCGCTCTCGAACACCGCGTGGGCGCGCAGCAAATCCCATTGCCGCGCCGTGATGTCCTGCGCCGCCAGCGAGCGCTGCCGGTCCACCGACAGGGCGGCGAACGGCCGGTCGGAGAGCTGCGCCAGGCGGCGCGACATGACCATGCCGACCGAGGTCTTGTGGGCGTCGGTCCACCACGACAGCAGGTTCAGCTTGAAGAACCGCTGCACCAGCTTGGACATCACGCCGGGCATCTGGTCGGTGGCCGAGAAGCGGGCGCCGAGATCGCCGATCATGCCCTCGGTGCCGGCCCCGATCAGGTCCATCAGCTGGCGGGTCTCGCCCTCGCCGCGGCCCCGCGCCAGCCCCTCCAGCGCCGTCTTGTAGCCGGTCAAGAGGCTGTCGCCCTGGTGCCGCAGTTCCGACGCCATCAGCGGAATGTCGGTGATCGACGACAGGGTCGCGCCGCCCAGCTTGGCCATGGTCTGGACCGACAGGACGCCGTGCGCGATCCGGGCGGCGGTCAGCCTCGCCGGCACCCGCGTGGTGCCGTCGATGACGTCGAACTGGGCCTGCACCAGCCCGCCGCGCAGCGCCTCGCTGACCGCCGCATCGTCCTTGTTGCGCAGCCGCAGCCGGTTGACCAGGCGGTCGTGCATGGCCCTCGGATTGGTGCCGAACTTCTCCATCAGGGCGACGTTCTGGGCCGCGTGGCGCAGGCCGCCGACCACCGCCTCGACCAGCGACTGCATGCCGAAGGCGTCGTTATAGGCCATCCAGTCGGCGGCGGTCCTGAAATGCAGCACGCGGTGCTGCGACAGCCGTTTCGCCAGGTTCGACGGCCCCTTGAAGCCGAGCATGGGGGCGGCGCCGTCGGCCTTGAGGTGGTCGCCCGAGGCCAGCGCGTCGAACGCCGATTTGAGGAATACCTCCGGATCGCGGCCGCCGAAGGTGGCGGCGTGGTCCAGCCTGGGCAGCACGGCGTCGCGCCAGGCCGCGAAGCCGGCCCGCCGCAGCCGCGCCTGGTCGTGGCTCTGGCGCACGATGTATCCGGGCAGCTTGCGGATATGGGCGCCGGCCCGGTTCTGCAGCAGCACCGCCAGATCCTCGTAGCGGGCGAAGATGGCGGCGATCGCCCGCGCCTCGCGGCTGCCGCTGGCGCCGGGCCGGCCGCCGGGCCTGGACGCCTCCCACATTTCCTGGGCGATCCTGGCGTCGAGCGGGCCGGCGCCCTGGCCGAGCCGGCCGCCGCGCCGGGTCAGCAGCTCCAGCAGGCCGGCGCGGCGCAGCTCGGCCACCATGCCGCCGAGCATGCGGGCCTCCAGCCCCTGGGCGGTGGCGTCGACCGAGTTGCGGGCGCCCTGGATACGGGCGTTGCTGCCGACCTTGAGCGCCCGCAGCCCTTCCGGGTCGTCGCCGAAACGGTCGATCTGGGCCATCGCGCGGCGGAACTTCAGCACGTTGTCGGCGGCGTTGCGGCGCTCGACCAGGGCGCCGATCTCGATGTCCCGGGCGATCGCCTCGGCATCGTCGAACAGGGCGCGCTCGGCATCCTCCAGCCCGGCATCGGCCCGCCTGGCCGCCTGCAGCCGGGTCAGCTCGTCCATGATCTCCATGACCTGGTCGTCGGTCAGGTCGGCGTCGGCCGCCTTGACAGTGTCGATGCATTCACGGAGGCTCGGCATGCTATCCCCTCGTCAGGCAGGCCGCCGCGGCCCGGTAGCCCCTGGCCTCGGCCTCGGCGCCGGCGGCCAGATCGGATGCCGCCTGGAGCGCCGCGGCGTCCTCGGGCGCCAGACTACCGGCCGCCTCCAGGCTTTGCAATTCGGCGGTCGCCTCGGCCAGCTCGGCCTCGATTTCGGCGCGTTCGGCCGCCGCCTCGCGCGGCGCCTCGGCGACCAGCCGCTCGGCCTCCTCCATGGCGGGCACGTCGGCGGCGGCGTCGCGTTTCCAGAACTCCGCCTCCTCGGCGGCGATGCGGTCGATCTCGGCCTCCTCGACGGCCTGGCGCTCGGCCCGGCGCAAGGCGCGCCCGGCGCGGAAATCGACCATCTGGCCGGCATTGACGCCCCGCGCGTCCCGTGCCGCCGCCATGATCGCCAGGGCGGTGTCGCCCTGGCGCTTCGACAGCGGCCGGCCCTCCAGCAGCTTCAGGGCGGTGTCGCGCACCGCGCGCCGGGTCAGGATCGGCGGCGCCGGATCGATCTCGCCGCGTTCCTGGATCTCCTCCAGGCTCATCGAACGGCGCCGGCGGCGTTCGGCCGCCACGCGGGCCTGCTCGGCGGCGATCTCGCGGTTGGCCAGCTGGAACCATTCCGGGGTGTCGGCCTTGACCCCGATCACCTCGGGCGTCGATCCCTGGCCGTCGATTTCGACGAACTGGCGCCCGCCGCGCCTGGTCTGTTCCAGCTCGGCCACCACGCCCTCGATCCAGCGCCGGTCGCCGGGCCTGGGCCGGGTGTAGTCGCGGAACTGGCCGGCCTTGCCGGTGGCCGGCCCGAGGGCGAATTCGCCCGGCTCCGGGGCGTCGGCCAGGCTGCCGCGCCGCGGCGCGTCGCCGGCCAGCGCGGCGCGCTGCGCCAGGGCGTCGAAGGCCAGGCCGGGGTCGGCGCGGATCTGCGGCATGACGTCGATCTGGCGGCCGGCGGCGGCCTGCGCGACGGCGCTGCGCAGCAGCGCCTCGCGGGTCGCGGCCGGCGCCAGGGCGAGCCGCTGGCCCAGGGTCTGGCGGCCGGCGGCGGCGCTGAGCGCATCGGCGCCGAAGCCGCCGGCCAGGTGCAGCCCGCCGCCGACCACCGAGCCGAACGCCACGTTGATCAGGCTGTCCAGCGCGTCGTAATCGGCCTGCTCGCGGGCCGCCGCAGCCAGCACCACCGGCTCGACCAGGGCGGCGCCGACCAGCCCCTCGACGGCGCCGCGGCCGACCCTGGCGCCGGCGATCCCGACCGAGCGCGCCATCGCCGCGAACCTGGCCTCGCCGACCACCGGCACGAAGGCCATGACGGCGTTGAACGGATCGGCCATGGCGCCGAGGATGCCGCCGGGGATGGTGGCGGCGAGGCCGGCGCGGGACAGCACGTTGGCGGCGCGCAGCTCGTCGGTCTTGCTGTCGATCAGGATGTCCAGCACCGCCGAGCGGATGCCCTCGTCCGGGATCTCGATGCCCAGATCGCCGACCCGCTGGCGCGCCTCCTCGGCGGTCAGCAGGTCGGACAGCCCGACGCGGCGGTCGATCTCGGCCTGGTCGAGCGGCTCCAGCCCCATCGCGCGGCGCTGCAGATTGACGAACGACCCGGCCGGCAGGGCGCTGCCCTGGGGGCCGAATTCGGCCTGCTGCAGCTCGTCCATGCGCCGCGCCGATGGGCCTCCCGAGCGGATGAAGTTCTCGCGCAGGCTGGTGGTGAAGCCGCGCCGGAAGGTGACCGGGAAATCCTCCGCGACCAGGCCGGCGAACGGCCGCTCGACCGGGCCGGTGACGATGGTCATGGGCGGCCGCCGAACAGCCGGCCGCCGAGGGTTTCCATGCCGCGCCGGAATTCCTCCAGCCGGACCTCGCCGCCGCGGCGCAGGGTCTCCCAGTCCAGCACGATGAAATCGCCGGCGGCGTCCTGCACCGCGAAGCCGAATTCGTGGAACAGCACCAGCCCGGTCTCGTCGCCGTTGGTGACCCAGTAGCCCTCGGCGGCCAGCCGCTCGGCGAAGATCCGGGTGACCTCGGCCGGGTCCATCACCGGGTCGGCGGCCGGCACGTTGAACGGGCCGCGCAGGGCCAGGTTCTCCAGGAAGCGCTCGGCGCCCTCGGCGATGAATTCGGCGTCGAGGTCGACCGGGACGCGCCAGGCGCGGCCGTTGGTTTCCTGGAAGACGTAGCTGTCGGTGACGATCTGACTGGCCGCCAGGCGGCCGGCGTCGGCCGCGGAAACGCCCTGGCGGGCGTAGTTGTACGCCAGCCTGGAGACCTCCTCGGCGAACCGGTTGGCGGTCGGGATCTGGCTCGGCGTCGCCATCGAGGCGGTGAAGCCGGCCAGCGCCGCCGTGACCGCCTTGTCGACGTCGCCGGCGGTCTTGTCGCCGAGCGGGGCGCGCAGGGCGGCGGTGTCGAATTGCATCAGCTCGGCCAGGGTCGCCGCCACCGGCGCCTGGGCGCGCCGCGTCATCGAGGCCAGCACCGGCAGGGTGCCGGGCAGGCCGGCGTCGGCCAGCTGGCGCGCCGCGGCCGGGAAGTGGCGGCCGTATTCGGCCTGCCAGGCGGCGGCCAGCAAGGCCCGCGCCTGGCCGCCGGAATTGCGGTACTGCTCGGCCAGCAGGGCTACCGCCGGCTCCGGCAGGGCGGCGGCGGCGCTGGCCGGCACGCCCAGCCGGCGCTGCTCGGCGATGCCGGCGGCGACCGCCGCCTGCCGGGCCGCCGCCACGGCCTCCGGGTCGGCCGCGCCGGCGGCCGCGTCGGCGGCGGCCGCGTCGGCCGCGGCCCAGGCGTCGGCCACCGCCGGATTGCTGGCGATCGCATAGCCGGCCGGGTCGGCGGCGATGCGCCGGTCGCGCTCCTTGACCGCCGCCAGGAACACCCGGAGCTCCTCGGCCTCGGCGCGGAAATCCTCCGGCGTCGCGGCGGCGGCGGTCAGCTCGGCCATCATGGCGGCCAGCTCGCCGGGCGTCGCCGAGGCGATCGCGGCGGCCTTGGCGCCGAACGCCTCGGCCCGGCGCCGGCGCTCGATCACCTCGGCGGCGGCGCGCTCGGCGTCGGGCGCGCCGGCGACGCGGGCCTGGACCTCGGCGTCGGAATAGCGGCCGTCCGGGGCGTTGCCGGCGCGCAGGAACGCCTCGTAATCGGCGAAGCCGCCGAGATAGTCCGCCCGGGCGGCCGAGGCCGCGGCGGCGGCCTCGCGCAGCCGGCGGTCGCGCTCGCGCTCGGCCTGGCCGATCAGGGTGTCCTTGGCCCCCGGCGACAGCCTGGCGTCGTAATCGCCGGAGTGCAGGGCGTCCAGCGCGGCGTCGGGATCGTCGTCGATGGCGCCGCGCAGCGCGGCGGTGGCGGTGCCGGCCTCGATCGCCCGGCGCAGATCGGCGATTGCGGCCGGCGGCAGGGTCGCCTCGGCGCCCTCCAGGGCGCCCAGCAGGTCGGCCCGGCCGGCCTCGTACTGGGTCGGGTCGCTGCGGATGGCGTTGGCGGTGGCGTCGATCGCGCGGCCCAGCGCGGCGGCGTCGGCGTCGCCCCTGGCGGCGATCTCGAAACCCTCGGCGCGGGCCGCGAAATCCTCGCCGAGCAGGGCGGCGCGCTCGGCGAAATAGCGCCCGGCCCGGTCCGACAGCCCGGCCCGGCGGCGCTCGACGCCGGCGGCGACGGCGGCGCCGACGGCGGCGGCGACGCCGGCGCCGTCCTCGGGCGCGGCGCGCTCGATCTCGCTGGACAGCCCGGTCAGCTCGGTGCGCAGCTCGGCGACCTGCTGGACGGCGGCGCTGCGGTCGGCGGTGTCCTCGCGGCGGCGCTGGGCGGCGCCGAGCGCCGACAGGCCGGCGCCGATCGGACTGTCCAGCGGCCGCCGGGCCGCCGCCGGGCCGGTGGCGACCGTGCGGGCGGCATCCACGGTGACGATCCGCACCATGTCAGAACTCCTCCAGCAGATCGCCGAGGCCGGCCAGGAGACCGCCGCCGGCGACGCCGACCCCGCGGCGCCTGGCCTGGGCCGCCTCCGACCGGGCCAGGCTTTCGGCCACCGTGCCGCCGGCCTCGATCAGCCTGACGTCGAGCTCGGCCTGGGCGGCGCTGTCGGCGATCACGTCGAGCGCCGAGCCGGCGTCGCCGCGCACCCCGGCGCGCGCGAAGCCGGCCCGCTGGGCGCCCTTGGCGCGGCGCGCCGCGCGGCGCGCGCGTTCGACCTCCAGCCTGGTCTTCTCGGCGATCCGCACCGCCTGGTCGGCGCTGGTCGCGGCATTGGCGCGGCCGGCGGAAAACGCCTGCGCCGCCTGCACCGCGACCCCGGCGAACCCCAGCACGGCGCCCAGGCTCGGCATCTCTCAGGCCCCCGTGTCGAGGCCGAAGCTGATGGCCAGGACGGTCATCGGCAATGGCTGTTGCTGGCGGATCACGATCTGCGGCTCGTCTTCGTCCTGGCCGGGGAACGGCTGGTCGAACACGCCGCTCTGGACCGGCGGCGGGGCGTCCATCAAATCTCCGGCGTCGCGGACCACGATCTCCTCCAGATCGTCGGCGGAGCTGCCGATCAGCCCGCCCAGGGTGTCGTGGAACAGCACGCGGACGGTGTCGATGCGGCGCTGCCGGGTCAGCGCCGGCCCGTCCCGGCTGCCGCCTTCCGGCGGCAGGGTGACGATCTCCGAGACGTAGCCGAGGCCGGCATTGACCCGCGACGCCGGGCTGGTGAGCGTGAAACCGCCGCCGGTCACGGTGACGTCGGGACGCACCGCGCCGTCGGCCAGCACCTGGATGGTCTCGCCCTCCAGGTGAGCCATGCCGCCGAAGGCGGACAGCGGCGCGCCGTCGTAGCTCAGCCCGGCATCGACGAACAGCGCCAGGGCCTGGGCGTCGGTCTCGGCGTCGTAGCGTTGCTCGAAATATTCGATGTAGCGCCGCGTCGCCCCATCGACCGTCCGCAGCACCACCACGGTCAGCTCGTCGGCGGTTTGGTCCGGCGTCTTGGTCGCCGCCATGCTCTCGACGATCGCGGCGCCGCCGGCGAAGGCGCCGCCGATCTGGTGTTCGTGCCAGGCCAGGACTTCCTGTTCCTTCTCGTATGTCAGCCCGACCAGCCGGCCGTCCCGGGTGATGGCCCAGACCACGGCGTCGGGTTCCTGCTGGAACGCCAGGTCCAGGACGCCGGACCGGGTGATGTCCTCGGCCACGATGGTCAGATCCTCGCTGACATAGCCCTCGATATCGAGGTCGAAGCGGAACTCGCGCAGCTTGCGCCCGGCGCGCTGCACGTGCAGCAGCTGGTTGTCGATCTTGAGCGGCCGCACGAAGGCGGCCGAGCCGCGGGTGGTGCGCCTGGCGGCCCGGATCGCGGTCGGCGTCAGGGCCAGGGCGGCGCTGCCCGACGACAGGGTGATTTCGGCCGACACGGTGCCGATCACCAGCTCGCTGGCGGCGGCCAGCCATTCGACCGCCTGGGTGCTGTCGTCGGCGATCTGCCAGACCAGGGCGGCATCGTCGCTGACCGTGCCGTCGGCGTCGCTGGGGGCGAAGATCTCCGACTGGTCGGTGCCGGATTTCGACGACCACACCCGGTCCGGCTCGGCCTGGCTGCCGCCGAAGAATAGCCGGCTTTCCCAGAAGCTGGCGGCCTTGGGATAGCCGGTGGTGCCCGACCAGGCGCCGAGCCGCCAGCGGGTGGTGGCGGTGGCGGCGGCGAAGGCGCGGCGGATGTCGACGGTGATGTTGAGCGGGTCGGTCACCGTGACGATCACCGCCCAGCCCCAGTCGACCGCCGAGGCGTGGTTGTCGAGCCGCAGCAGCCGGCCGACGTCGCCGGCCAGGAAGCCCTGGCCGTCATTGATGTCGCCGGCCGCGCTGGCGACCACCGCGATGCCGCTGCCGCTGGCGGCGGCCGGGTTGAGGGTGACGGTCGGCTGCTCGTCGACGTCGAAGTCGAGGTAGGGGCCGTCGAGGAAGTCCAGCACCTCCAGCCGCCACTGGTTGACCGCCTCGCGGCGCAGCCGGCGCGGCGCCCAGTCGGGATGCACCAGGTACAGCGCCAGGCTGGTCTGCACGAAGGTCAGCTCGTCGGCGTCGGCGGCGCTGTAGGGGGCGTCCAGCTCGTAGACCGGGTCGGACAGCCTGAGAGCGTCGATCGACCTGGTGTCGGCGTTGGCGTTCTCGAAGGTCACATAGGCGTCGCGGCTTATAGCGGTGGCGAAGGCGAAGGTTCGGTCGACGCCGGCCGCCAGGCTGCCGGTGGCGATATCGCTGGCGCCGCTGGTGGTGCCGACCTTGTAGGTGACCGCGCCGCCGGCGACATCGACGGTCACAATGTAGCCCTGGGTCGACACCGCTGGCAGGATCTGCTCGGCCCGGGCCTCGTTGCCGGCGCCGCCGCCGACCAGGTTGAGGACCTCCAGGCCGGCGTCGTGGGCGATCGCCCCGGTGCCGGCGCTGATATCGGTCCAGTCGTCGATGCCGGCGACGAAATCCGGGTTGGCGAAGTTGCGGCCGTCGATCACCTGGCCGTGGCCGAGCAGGAAGCGGATATAGCCGGCGCCGACCTCCAGCACGTAGGATTGCGCCGCCGCCAGCTCGAACGGGATCAGCCTTGTGAAGCCGGCGCTGTCCTTGACCTCGGTGATGAAGCGGCTGCCCGAGCGCCGCTGGGCGCCGCCATGGGGCTGCACCACGAAATTGGACAGCCGGGCGGCGCCCTGGGCGTAGCGTTCGATATCGACCCGGCCGCGCAGCCGCGGCGATATCTGGCCGCCGACCAGGGAATTCTGCAGGATGGTCTCGAACGGCATGTCAGGTATCAGCCATCAGGGATCGGCGATGACGACAGGCCGAACATGCGTTTCTGGTTTCCGGCATCTGATCTCTGATCCCCGTCCTCTGCCTAGGCCCACGGCTCCTCGCCGCCATGCGGGTCGCCGACCCCGGAGCGGCGGCTTTCCAGCCACTCGCTGGCCTCGACCTTGCGGGTGCTGCCTTCCTGGCCGTCGGCCGAGCGGGCGCTGACCAGCTTGGTGTTGTAGGCGTCCTCCATGGCGTCGGCCACGCTGCGCTTCATGGTCATCGGCATGGCCAGATCCCAGGCGATGTGGTCGGCGATGGCGCTGATCAGCAGGGCGTCGTAATCGTTCGGGTCGGTGATCCGCTGGATATAGCGGACATACAGCGGCGCCGCCTGGTCGGTGACGATGCGGCGGCCCTCGCTGCGCCATTTGTAGATCTTCTCGTCCTTGACCTCCAGCACCCTCAGATCGTCGGGCAGCCGCACGTAGCTGTAGGCCGGGCCGAATACCGGCGCGTCGGCCTCGGCCGCCAGGGCGACCCGCCGGGTGGCGCAGTTCCACGGATGGGAGCGCAGCACGGCGTCGCGGATGGCCGGGAATTGCAGCGTCGCCACCCGCGCCGCCTTGGTGTTCTGCGACAGATCGACGATCGCTTTCTGGCCGAGGCGGAACAGGCCGAGATTGACGATGCCGGCGATCGACGTCATGGCGCGGCCCCGGTCAGGCGCGCGGGAACGGCGCCGACAGCAGCCGCAGCCTGATCTTGTCCAGCGCGGCGATCACCTGGTCGCGGTCCATCGCGTCCTCGTAGGTCAGCTCGACTTCCGGGGTGATGGCGCCGCCGGCGGCGATGGCGATCTCGCCCGGCTCGTCGCCGCGGTCGTAGGCCAATGCGGTGGTGGTCATGGTTTAGCTCCTTTCGATCGCGCGCTCAGCGTGTCGGCGATCAGCGATCAGCGTGCTTCTGCGGAACGCTGAAAGCTGATCGCCGACCGCCTGCCGTCAGGCGCCGCTGAAATACAGATCCACCACCAGCCGGCCCGACGCCGGCAGGGCGGCGGTGGCGATGGTGATGAAGATCTCCTCCGCGGCCGCCAGCTCGGCGCCGTCTCCGAGCGCCGCGTTGACGCCGAACAGGGTCGGCGTGGAAACGGCGGTGAAGACGGCCGCGGCGCGGTACTTGCCGGTCGCCCCGGTGATGCCGATGGCGACGGTGGCGGCGCCCAGGGTGACGCTGGAATTCAGCACCCCGTAGGCGAACGCCTGGCCCTTGGGCACCGAGGCGATCACGATGGTGTCGGTGGTGGCCTGGGAGGCCAGGTCGATGGTGGCCTGCTCG